CTAATAGTTCATTTGGTAATGCTTACATTCACACAATAAATAGAGACACAACAGAGCGTTACATCGTTGTTATTACAAATGGCGCACTTAATGTTTATGATTTAGATGGTACTGCAAAGACTGTTGTTAATCAGACAGGTTCAACAGCATACATAACGACTGCAAATCCTAAACAAGACTTTGTTTGTGTTACGGTTGCGGATTACACATTTATTTTAAATAAGACAAAAACAACAGCGATGAAGGCAACTACTTCATCAGCTAAAATAGAACAAGCAACGTATTCAGTTTTACAAGGTGTTAATAGTACAGAATATTCAATAACTATTGATGGAACTACGTATTCCATTACATCAGGTAGCACTAGCTCAAAATCAATTAGAGACAGTTTATTTAGTGCTGTAGGTTCACCATCAGGAATAACTTTAACAAAAATAGGTGATAGTAGTTTTGCTATAGTTAAATCTTCAGGAACATTAGAAGTAACAGCTTCAGACGGTTATGGAGACGATGCTTCACAAGTTGTTAAAGATAAAGTTCAAAACTTTTCTGATTTACCTGTTCCTGCAATTGATGGACAAATAGTAGAAATAACTGGAGAAGCAGGAAATACTTTTGATAATTATTTTGTTAAATTTATTTCAGCAGATAATCTTTGGGAAGAAACTGTAGCTCCTGATACTAAAACAACCATTGATGAATTAACAATGCCACACGTTCTAATTAGAACTGCTGACGGAAATTTTAGATTTAGTCAGGTTGATGGTTCTTCATATACAATAAGTGGAACAACTTATAACGTACCTTCTTGGGGTAAAAGATTAGTAGGAGATATAAATACTGTTCCTGACCCAAGTTTTATTGGTAGAAAATTAAATGATGTTTTCTTTCATAGAAACAGATTAGGTTTTTTATCTGATGAAAATGTTATCTTTAGTAGAGCAAGTGAGTTCTTTGAATTTTTTCCTGAAACAATTACACAAGTATTAGCAACTGACCCAATTGATGTTGCAGGTACACATACTAAAGTAGCTATCTTAAGACACGCTATTTCATTTGATGAAGAACTACTTTTATTTTCAGACCAAACACAATTTATTTTAAGTGGTGGAGCTGTCTTATCTTCAGAGAATGTAAGGATTGATGTTACAACAGAATTTGAAACAGATAAAAATGTTAAACCTATTGGAGCAGGAAGTAATGTCTATTTCGCTTTCAACAAAGGCAATTATCAAGGACTTAGAGAATTTTTCATTGCGTCTGATACAGATACAAAACAAGCTGACGATATTACAGCGAATGTGCCAAAGTATATTCCTGCTAACGTCTTTAAACTTGCTAGTGCTACTACTGAAAATATTTTAGTAGCTTTATCTTCAGATGAAGACAATGCTTTATATGTTTATCAATACTATGTGTCACAAAGCAGAAGATTACAAAGTGCTTGGAGCAAATGGACTTTCGGTACTTCAGCAACAGACAGTATTCTAAACGTAGATTTTATAGAAAATGTTCTTTATGTAATTAATGAAAGAAGTGATGGTGTTTATTTAGATAAAATAGACGTATCACCTGCATTAACTGATACTGGTGAAACTTATTTAACTCACCTAGATAGAAAATTAAATAATACACAAATTACAGAAGTTTATAACGCAGGTACAAACCAAACTACAATTACACTTCCATACACCATAACAAATACAATGAAAGTTGTAGGTAGAAGTGGTGCAAGTAATAAAGCAGGACAAGCAATATCTACTGTATCTCAATCAGGTACAACCATTGTTGTAACTGGAGATATTACAGCGCAAAACTATTTTATTGGTGAGCAATATGAATTTAGTTTTTTATTTTCACAACAATTTATACAAGTAGCGGATAGTCAAGGTTCTAGAATTTCAGTTAAAGAAGGAAGACTTCAAATTAGAAATTGGAGTGTTTCATTTAATGATACTGGATATTTTACAGCAGAAGTTCAACCTGTTGGAAGAAGCATATCAACTACAACATACACAGGTACAATTACAGGTTCAGGATTATTAGGAACAGTTAATTTAGACGATGGAGATTTTACTTTTGCTGTTCAATCTGAAAATGACAAACTAACAGTTACTATTAAGAACGACAGTCACCTGCCAAGCAATTTTATTAATGCTAGTTGGCAAGGTTATTATGTTACAGCATCACAAAGAGTTTAATGGTTTTAGAATTTCTAAATTAGAAGACGTAGACTATTTAGCAACCAGATTAAGATTTGAAGATAAAAGAGAAGTACTTGATGCAAGTGGTTCTACACCATATCAGGCTTTATTAGGTGGTTACGTTCAATCAGAAATTTGTTTTACAATAGTTGATACAAAAGATGTTCCTGTAGGAATGTTTGGTGTCAGTAATGAAGGAGCTATATGGTTATTAGCTTCAGATGATATTCATAGAATACGCTTCTCTTTTTTAAGAGAGAGTAGAAAAGTCATAGACTTTTTAAATCAAAAATATCCAAAACTTTGGAACTACGTAGATAGCCGAAACCAACTTCATTTAAGATGGTTGAAATGGTGTGGTTTTATCTTTTTACGAAAAGTTAATCACGGAGTTAATAAAAAACCTTTTTATGAATTTATAAAAATATGTGTGAACCAGTAACAGCATCACAGGCTTTACTTGCAGTAAGTGCAGTAAGTGCAGGTCTACAATATCAGCAAGGTAAACAGCAACAAAAAGCTCAATACGAAGCTCAAAAAAGACAAAATGAGATTGCTAGAAAAAATGCCTTACAAAGATATGCTTCAGAACAATTAAGAATAAGACAAGTTGTTCAGCAAAATCAGGAAAAAGGATTACAAGCAACTTTAAAAGCTAGAAAAGCTAGAGCAGTATTTATTTCATCAGCAGGAGAAAGTGGAGTTGCACTAGGTGGTTCAATAGAAGGTTTATTAGCAGATTATTATAGAACTCAAGGTAACTACATTAGTGCCTTAAATAGAAATTTAGGAATTAATGTTTCTCAATATGAAAGAAATTTAGAAGCAATTCAGTTTGGACAAGAAAGTCAAAGTACTTATGTTCAACCACCTAATCCTGAATTGTTATTTGCTTCTTCAGCATTGAATGTAGCTAATACTTACTATGGTTTAGAAGCTCAAAAAGAAAGTCTAGGTTTATTAAGCAATAGACAGAAGAAGTCTTATCAATCCTACACAACTAACAATTCATTAATTGATGTATAATGCCAAGTAAAAGAGACACACCATCATTGGATTTATCTCCAGAATTGCCTGAAGTAGTCTCAAGAGATTTTAATTTATTTTATAAACCAGACCCAAAACCTGAAGTAGCAGGTGTAAGAGAACTTACTAGAGCATTAGATAGTTTTGTTTCAGGCGCAGGTACAGCAATGGTTCTTGGTGCTGAACAAAAAGAAAAAACTGAAAATGAAAATTTAGCAGTTCAACAACATTTAGACCTTAAATTAAGTTTTAATGATGCTGTTAAACAAGGAAAAATTCCTAAAGAAGCAAACCCATACTTTATTCAAAAATACCAACAAATAGAATTAGGTGAAAAAGCTAGAAAATTTAAAGATGGCGTTATTCAAAGATATGGTGAGCTAGGTGTTAAAGAAAATGCAGACGCAGGAGCATTTGATAATTTTTACAATAGTGAATTAAAGAAATTTTTTACAGAAAATCAACTTGGCTTATTCCAACCTAATGATTTAGCTAAAGGATTTTTTAATCAAACTGATAAATTTAGAAATGAATTATATTCTCAACATTCAAATTCACAATTAGGTAAAGTTACTGAAAATTATAAAAAAGGTTTTAAGAATGATATTCAAGGATTTTTAACTGATGATGGAACAGAAAATTCTTTACAAAATATTGGTGATAAAATTACCAATTATATAAAAGATAAAACTGCAAACGGTTTAGGTAATACATCAGCACAAGAATACTTATTAGAAGCCTTAAAAGAATATGTTGGTAATACTAATGATTTTGACTTTGCTCAAAAAGTTTTAGATAGAGTTCCTAATTTTATCAAACTAGGTACAGACAGTTTAGGTAATGTTAAAGGATTAAAAGATGAGTTTAATCAATTACAAGATACTTTAATTGATAGACAGATTGCTCAAGAAGAAAGAGCAATTAAACAAAATGCAATTAAATATTCTCAAGAAAAAAGATTTCTAAAAGGAAGACTAGATGATGAAAACTTTGACTTTCAACAATTTAAGAAAAGTAATGAGTACACTTCATTAACTAGAGAAGGTAAAGAATTTGCAGAAACTTATTGGGCTAAATCAAGTACTTCATTTTCAACAAAAGATAATGAAGACGTTAAGAATAAAGTAAACGAATTTATTACTAACGGTGAATATGATGAAGCTGAAAAATATTTATTAGAAATTGGTTCAAATCAATTAACTAAAAATACTTGGACTGAACTAAATCAAAAAATAGATATTTATGATGCAACAAAAGCTAATGGCTTAATTAACAATTCTACTTTAACAAACTTTAAAGATGATATTGATACTAAAGTAAAAGCTATTAATAAAAATGGTACAGTAGTAGACCCAAGATTAGCTAATGATTTAGATGCTTATGCTAGACAATGGTTATTTGAAAACGCATCAAAATATCCACCTAAATCTTTAGAATTAAGAGATGCTTTTAAAGAAGCAATCACAAAAGAATACAACGATATTATTCAAAACTTTGTAAGTGATAAATATAAGACAATCAAAAAAGAAACTTACAATCCTGAAAAAATAAATAAATCAAATACAGGTTCTACTGGTTCTTCAAATCAACCTGAAAAAGCAGATATGAAGAAACTTACTAGAAAAGATAGACGAACCACTAAAGTAGTTAAAGCTGACCCTGAATTAACGATAGATTTGGAAAAAGTAGAAATCATTCCAAGTAATTTAACAGGTGCAGGTTTACGTAAATATCAAAGAGACAATCCTAACGCAATTACACAAGAGGAATATGAAAGACTTGTTAAGAAACAAACGCAAAATAATTTGGCAGGACAAGGAAATATTGGGGGTTCAACATAATGGCAATTGAGAAATTAGCACCTAATGGAACGGTAATAGAATTTCCTGATGGAACACCTGATGAAGATATTCAAAAATATTTATCTTTGCCTGAATACCAAGCAAAAGAACAACAAGAAGATAATTCAGAAAGAAGTTTATTATCAGATATACCTACACAAGTAGTTGGTGGTGTCAGAGATGCTGTTCAATCAACCATAGGCTTCGTAGAAGGATTAGGTGACACTTTAGGAGAAAAGACCAATATAGGTGGATTAGTTTTTGGTGAAAAAGCTGATAATGGAATTATTGGTTATAAATCTTATGACGAATTAGTCAGAGACGGTGACAGCAATCCTTTATTTGGAAAGTTTGGAACTAAAGATGCAATACAGTTACCTGAAATAGACCAAGCCGACACAGTTGTTGGTGGATTAACTAGAGGTGTAACTCAATTTGCTACAGGTTGGATTACTGGCGGAAAATTATTAAGAGGTGCAAGTAATCAATTAAGCACAAGTACAGCAATTAAATTAGCTAAAGGTGCAAAAGCAAATCCAATTAAAGCATCATTAGGAAAAGGTGCGGTTGCTGACACAATAGCATTTGATGAAGAAACAGGAAGATTTTCAGACATTATAAATGAATATGCACCTGTATTAGCAAATCCTTTAACAGATTATTTAGCTTCAGACCCAGATGATACATTTTGGGAAGGAAGATTTAAAAATACATTAGAAGGACTTGCACTAGGTGGTATCACAGAAGGAATTTTTAGAACTGCTAGATATATTAAAAATAAGAAACAGCAGATTAATAATGAAAAGTTTGACCAAAAGATTTTAGAAGAAGATGAAAAATTCTTAAATGAAAAAGGTGAAGTAGATTATCAAGAAGCTAGAAAAGCTAACCTTTTAGAAAATAAACCTAAAGTTAATACAAAGGTTAAAACTGAAGATTTACAAGCAGAAATAGATGATGCTGTCTTTAATAACTTTAAGAAATTACAAACTAAAAAAGTTAAAGGCAAAAATGTTCAAAGAACTAATGCAGAATTTGACCAAAAACTTTCTTTAGATGAAGGTTTAGATTTAGGAATTTCAACAGCAAGATGGAAAGTTTTAAATAGAGAAGGTTTATTTACTTTAGAAAATATAGCTAAAGCTAATCAAAAAGCATT